GCTGTAAAGAAAGTCAGTGTTGAATTTTGGTATAAAGATTATGTTGTTATTGTTTCTGATGAAAATGACAAGAAGTATTTCTTGACTCCAGGAATTAATATCAAGATTGAGAGTGAAGGTTCAGAACCAGCGCCAGACGGTGAACAACCGGTTGTGCCAGGTCAAGAAGACCAACAGGCAGCACCTACGCCAGAACAACCAGGCGCAGGTGGTCAAGAAACTCCAAATGGAACTCCACCACCAGCTCCAGAACCAGAAGGAGAACCACAAGGCGTGACTCCACAAACTCCTGACGCAAATCCAACTCCAGCACCAGCCCCACAGGCCGCTGCACCAAAACCAGAGGAACCACAACCAGAAGCACCACAAACTGCTCCTGTTCCACCAAAAAAGAAAAAGAAATTGGCACCTGTAGCAGAATGGGTTCAAAATGATTTAAACAGTTTCCTTTTGGAATTTATGTCTGATGACGTAAAGAATCAAAATGGAAAGGTTAATTTTGTTACTTATATACAAGAAGCATCTAAGATGTTGGCCGAAGGCGTAAATGCTACCAAGGTAAGAGTTAAATTATTGATTCCTGAAAATCACATGGTAAATGTTGACAACAGAGACATTAAGTTAGCCGCCTTAGACGCCATGAGACAGAGAACGTATGGCGGTCAATATTCTAAAGGTTCCATTGAAGTCAACAAAACCGGTAGATATTACTTACTAGAATATATTAAAGAAATTGGGTATAGTATATAAAATGTTTACTTTATATCACTTTAATGTATAATTATTAGTATGGACGGTATTAAAAAATTATTAATTAGAAATTGTCGGGAATGCGGCAAATCCATATCTTATACAGATATACGAAATTATAATAGAGCATTAAAAAAGAATTCCTTATGTAAGTCATGTAAACAAATCGGAAATAAAAATCCTCTTTATGGTAAAGGATATTTAAGAACCGGAAAATTACATCATAACTATGGCAAATTAAGTCCAAGAAAAGGAAAAATTTTTTCAGATGAAGTAACAGAATGTATTAATCACGGTGATATTTGGAAAAACGAATTAGACGGCAATTGGTATAGAAAATGCCCATCTTGTAATGAAAATATAAAATCTTCATCACACGGGCACGCCTACAATCGAGTAAAAAATAAATGTTTGTGCTATTCGTGTATAGCAAAAAATAGAAAATATTCGGATGAATGTAGAAAAAAGATGAAACAATCGGCCATAAAAAGAGTAAAATTATATGGAAATATTGCTTCATTTAATCCGAAAGCCTGTAAATTCATCGAAGAGTTTGGAAAGAAAAATGGATACAATTTTCAACACGCTTTAAATGGTGGAGAAATATGGGTTGACGGATTTTCTTTAGATGGATACGATAAGGATAAAAATATTGTATTTGAATATGATGAACCAGAACATGAAAGAATGAAAAATAAACTAAATGATTTAAATCGAACAGAAAATTTATTTAAAAATAAATCTATAAAAGAAATTATTCGTTATAGTGAAAAATTTAATAAGATATATAAATCTTACCCAACATATTCAGAAATATTATGAATAATAAACAACTATTAATAGATACAATTTCATTTGAACCATTACGAGATATTCTTTTTGAAGAAGCCGTTCGTGACCAAAATAAAAGATTAATTGTTAAAGGAATTTTACAGAGAGCAAAAGTAAAAAATCAAAATGGCCGCGTTTACCCGCGCGACACACTTTTTCGTGAATCAAAAAAATATGAAGAAAATTTCATAAAAGAACGTAGAGCCCTTGGAGAACTTGACCATCCAGAATCGTCGGTTGTAAATTTACAAAATGTTTCTCACAATGTTATTGAAATGCATTGGGAATCGGATGACCTTATTGGCACAGTAGAAGTTCTTCCTACACCAAATGGTAACATTTTAAGAGAATTGTTTAAGGCAAACATCAGACTTGGTATTTCAAGTCGTGGTCTTGGAACTGTAAATAAGAGTATGAACGAAGAAGCCGATGTAGTTCAGGATGATTTTGAATTGATTGCCTTTGATTTTGTATCAAATCCAAGCACAAGGGGAGCATTTATGTTCCCATCAGGAAACCTACAAGAAGGAATAAACAAAACTCTTGTTCAGAATCCAATTACTCACAAATGGGAACGTGTAGAAGAAATTATTCGTGATGTATTGAGCGAAATAGGATGATAGGATATTATGAAAAAGTCACAACTAAAGTTATTACTTAAAAAAATTGTCACGGAGGCAAGGCTTCTTGAAAATGTTCAAGACCCTACCAAAGATGAAATGTTTAACTATCTTCATCAGATGTATGGTAATGAAGAAGGTTTTAGAGACGACGCTGAAGTGGCTATCTATTGGTTTGCCAATTTCTATCATGGTGGACAGTCCAGCCATCTTTATTCTGTATTAAGCACGTCAAGATTTCACCCCGGCCCAATGGCTAAAGGGCCAGAACCACAGTCATCGGAAGAAATGATGTATGAAGATTTAGTTCTAAAATATGCTCCTGGAACAGAAGAAGCTATCAAGATTCAACGAAAACACAATTCACTTAACGAAGCCGTTTCTCCAAAAAATCAAGAATTGATTGGAAAATGGATTCGGGAACATGGAGCACGTCAGGCTGCATATAAGATGGTAAATTCGGTTGTCAAACAAAGATTGATGATTGGATTGGAAGATTTGCCTGACACTGCTACTTTGGCTAGTGGATTGGATGATATTGAAGATTTTTTGAAAGGTGGAAACTTTGAAGCCGCTTTGAAAGCTGCATATGACACTGCTAAAGAATTTGTTGAAGAAGAAGGCGGAGAAGGAATATTTGAAGGTGATGAAGCCGACGCAGTAAATGATATGTGGGCTGGTAGTGATGATGATTTGGAATCTCAAAGAAACGATTTATCTAAGCAAAGTAAAAAGGTGGATGCCAATATAAGTAAGATGATGAAAGACCCATCATATAGACCGGCCCCATTTGGTAATAAACAAAAGTCCAAGAAATTTTTTAGTGGAAATCAAAAACAAAAGACAGTTCAAGATTTTGATTGGCCAAGAATCAAACAGAACATTGATAAAGGAACTTTGAAAGAGGAAGATACTATAAAAGATGAAGATGTTGATTATGTTGAATATCATTCTCAAAGACAAGGAGAAAAACCTTTCACATTAAAAACCGCTAACGGCCAAGAAAAATTTGAATATTGTAATGCTAAATACCCATCTGGCAAAATTGACATTGGAGTTTATGCTTTCCGTGGTGACGTAGTTTACGGATACAATACATTCAAAAAGATGTTCAATATAAAATAAAATTTATTGTTTTGTGTCATAAGAATTTTTAAGAAATAAAAATTTATCATATTTTCTTTTCAATCCGATTTTATCATCTTCATAAGTTTTCCATATAAAAGACCCAAAATCATATATTTCTTTTTTACGTATTAAAATTGCATTAGAAAAACTGTGTTTTCCTATCACAATATTTTTTCTAAAATTATATTCTTTTGGTAAAAATGACCAATCTTGATTGTGTGGGCCGGAAAATCCTAATCTGTAAGGATGATTTGGATGAATATAACCATCGCCATCTACATATCCTCTCCACCAATAACATTTTAATTCTTCTGGTATTGTATTAATTACTTTTATAGCCGATTGGTATTTTGTATGATAATCCAAAGAGATTAAATAATCCACTAATTCTTTTCCTGATAATCTAAGCGAAGTTGTTTGTTTATGTCCTGTTGTTTCTTTTCTTATATATCTTTTCCATTCTCCAAGTTTAAAAAATATCCATTCTATATTATCAAAATCTTTAGAGATTAATTTTATATCTACAGAATAACTATCTTTATAAGTAATCCATCCGTCTGCCCACAACAACCCCAAAATATATGCCGTTTCTTTTGTATTGACATCTTTGAATGTAGATGGTAATATTGAAGGTGTGAATTTTTTTATAAGAGTTTTGGAATGAAGATTATTACGTAATTCTAATGGAATATAACACCCCATATTATTTGCGGTTATCCTTATTGACGCCAAAGGTCTTCCTAAAATTTTTGCACATTCATGTGAACCAAGTATTGAATAATTGTTTTTTAACCAAGATTTTTCTTCTAATGTATATCTTTTCATATGTCTCTTATACATCATATATATAATCAAAAATAAAGAAAGACAAATAAAAATGTTAAATTATTCAGATATTATTTTAAAACACAAAAAGTCCATCGTGAATTCAAGGGACGATTGTAATATATCAACAGTATTAGGCAATAAAAGATTCAATTCTCCAGTCTGCTGTAGTAATATGAAATCTATCCTAAATTGGGAAATATGCAAAATTTTTGATGATAAAAATTGGTTTTATGTTTATCATAGAATTGATGGATTTATCGACGTGGAAAATTTTATTCGTAGGGCAGATACAAATAAATGGAATACAATTTCAATATCTATCGGAATAGGAGAAGATTGGATTAGAGCATTACAACATTGGTCAATAAACAATTGGAAAATTGACTATATTACAGTAGATGTTGCGTTATCATATAATGATAATATTATTCCTGTTATTAAAGCGGTTAAAGATTATTATCCAGACGCATATTTGATAGTAGGAAATGGTTGTATTCCAGAATGGATTACGTGGTTGGAGAATATGGGGGTTAATTGCGCCAAGGTTGGTATTGGCGTGTCTAAATCGTGTAGAACACGTCAATACACCGGATTTGGTTCTTCAACAGTCTCGTCTTTAATTGAATGTGTTAATGTGGCAAAAACTATAGATATAATGAGCGATGGTGGCCTAACGGTAGATGACCGTGGAGAAGTTTGGGTCGGCGATATAAATAAAAGTTTGGTTTTGGGCGCCGATTTTGTGATGTCCGGCGCCGCCTTTTCAAAATGTATAGATTCTCCATCAGTCATAAATGGTTACTATGGAAATGCGTCTGAACAAGCCAAACAATCTAAAAAAAATATAGAAGGCGCAAAAATTCAAATAGAAACGAATGGGTTGACGATATCTCAAATGTGCGATTTAATATCGGATAGTATTAAATCAGGAATCTCCTACGCAGGCGGAACCGACCTAACAGCCTTCAATTCAGTGGAATGGGCCAGAATCCTACCTTTTCATTAATAAACAATTATCCAATTTTTACATTTATTTATATGACCGTTAATAAGACTACTAACACTTCTCTTACTCATATTTAATTTTTTTATTAAATCATAATAATTTCCTTTAAAACTTTCTTTCGTTTTTACATTTTTTACATCATACATTTTAAAAATTTTTAAATTAATTCTTGATTTACATATTTTTTCTTTGGTTTCTTTAGAATGAATATGCCCCATTAATTTATTTTTAATTTTTATTTTACTTTCTTCTGTATGTTTTTGTCCTTTATGTATTTTACTTAATTTAAGCAACGACGTTTTTGACCATATTCTTTTTCTGTTTGATTCCCGAATTTTATCAATTACTTGAGGCGTCATCTCAATTCTATCTGCTAAAAAGGATTTATTGTAACATTTATCTTGTTCGGTTTTTGCAATATCAAGATATTTTTGTTCCTCAATTAAAAGATATCGTGGTTCAATTTCTTCTATAATAATAAATTCAAAATTGTCAATTCCATATTTATTCCAAGAGTTTTGTAAATGTGGATTTTTATGAATATTTTTATTTAATAAATGTCTATGTCCATTCCATCTACTACGAATATTTTTTGCACTACCAACATAATACTTCCCATTAATTTTATTTATTATCTTATAGATTCCCGACATTTCCTTCTTTGTTTTTATAGTATCTGTTGAGGGAACGCTTTCTTTCGATTCTTTTATGTCGGTTATAATACCGCATACGCCTGACTCTCCACTGTTCTTTAATTTCATCTTCGGTTCTATTAAGTTTTTTTCTTCCCATATAACATTTTCCTTTGTTGTTGACATTTCACCGTTCATATGATATAAATAGAGTTGAAATTATTCAAAGTGACAAAAATCGTGACGATATTAAAATAAATTATGAAAATAGAATTAGAAAAAATTAAGGCGGCGATGGCTGAAAATGGTATTGATGAGACGACAATTGAGACAATAATAACTCAATTGAAATCGGAGATGGCCGAAGAGGAAATTCAATCAGAAGTTGAGGAAGATTCTCCTACCAACGATGATTTAACGGATAATTCAGAAGACCTTCCTCGCACAAAATTTGAATACGTTGTAATCTTGAATGACAAGGAAGGATACCTCAAAGATAAAGAAATTGCGGCCTGGGTGGTTCAACAAGAAGAGAACGCCGATGCGGGCTTAATTGTTTCAAGAATCTCTGACGCAGTGAAAGACCAAAATGCCGGAGCCAAGAGAAAGAAACATTCAATGACAAATTTAACGGAAGCGTTTGAATCATTGAAGTCAAAGTTCTTGAGTAAGAAGAAAATCAAAATCAAGACCAAAGATTTGACAAGAGTTATTATTTCGGATGGTAAATTACATTGATATGAAAAAAGAGTATATGAAAAAAGAGTATTGGTATAAATTCTTTATTGAAGAATGCCCTGTTTGTGGGCGTTCTTCCGAATGGAAAGAGAGAATTTATGACAAACCAAGACCAAAGAAAAAAGAAGATAGATATAAGTTTAACCAAACTTGGTGTCACTGTAATCAGTAATTTATGAAAAAGACAGAAAGACTTCGTAAAGAAGCAGAATTAACATTATCAAAGATAAGAAGTATTACTCGACATATAAAAAATGTTGAAGATAATTGTCTTATTTTGGGCGAGAGGTTAATTCTACAAGGTAGAATCGACCTTGGAAAACAACTCATTGCGAATGGGTTTATTCACGATGCCAGTAAGTTTACAGGCATTGAATTTGAATATCTATCTTTACATAATCCAACCGAAGAAAATAATAAATTAAAAATGAAGTTGGCAATCCAACAACATAATTCTACTAATTTACACCATGCGGAAGCATGGAGCGGTGGCATAAAAGATATGCCGGATGTATATCTTGCAGAACTGGTGTGTGATATCAAAGCACGGTCAGAAGAATTCGGAACCTCGTTAATGGATTACATTAATAGTTCGGGAATTAAACGATGGAACATTACAGAAGATGATGATGTATATAAGAAAATGATTGGATTTATCAATCTTCTTTGTGAGAAACCGTTTCAAGAAATAAAATAAATTGACCTTTTCGGAATATGCCTACTATTTATAGGTATATGAAAGAATTATTAACTTGTCCTATTTGTGAAAAACAATTTCAAACGTTGTCTTCTCACATTCATTTTACACATAAATTATCAATAGAAGAATTTCTTCAAAAGTATCCGAATACAAAACTTGTTTCTAATTCAATAAAAGAAAAAGTATCTAAAACTTGTAAAGAAAGCGGATGTGGTAAATGGATGAAAGGATATGAATACCCCGAATGGCGTATTAAGGAATACCAAGAAAAAAATTCCGGTAAGGGAAATCCATTTTTCGGTAAAACTCATTCTAAAAAAACAAAAAAACAAATGTCGGATAATCATGCCGATTTTTCTGGAAATAAAAATCCATTAGTAAAATGGTTAGAAAAAGACCCAAATAATAGAGAAATTTTTTCTACAAAATTAAAAACTGCTTGGATGGAAAAATTTAAGGATGAAAATGTTAGACGACAATTTTGTGAAAATAATTCAAAAACTATATCAAAATTATATGTAAATGGATTTAATCCATATACAAATTGTGAACGAGGTTGGTTTGTTAGTGGAAAATTTAAAAATAAGTTTTACTACTGTAGTTCATATGAAAAGAAGTTTCTGGGGTTCTGTGAGTTATCAAATAAAATAAAGGCTTTACAACGTTTAACCTTTGTGATACCATACAAAGATAAAAGTGGTAAACAAAGAAATTATTATCCCGATTTTATTGTAAATCAAACTATTGTGATTGAAATCAAACCAAAATCGATGTTAGATTATAATCACAATAAACAAAAAATCGAAGCCGGCAAAAAATACTGTCATAAGAATGGATATGACTATAAACTCTTGATGGAAGATGAATTAAAAGATTTGGACAAAATTTTATGAACTTAAACAATTGGTTACAAAATAATTTGGTGTTTATGACCGTCCACGGGTCACAATGTTACGGTCTTGCCAATGAATTATCCGACCTTGATATGAAAGGAATTGTGATTCCACCAAAAGAAGTAGAAAATAATCTTTTCCAGAGATTTGAACAGACGGAAAATAACGTGGAACTTCATAAGAAATTTGAACATCTTAAAAATCCAAAGAACCCAAAAATCGAGTCCACCGTATTTTCATTGAAAAAATTCATGTTGTTGGCCGCAAATGTAAATCCAAACATCATTGAACTGTTATTTGTTGAACCATCTGATATCTTGGTAAGTTCTCCTACTATGGAAAAACTTTTAGAAAATAGAGATTTATTTCTATCGTCTAAAGCCAAATTTGCGTTCGGAGGCTACGCCTACAGTCAATTGGCGAAGATTGAACGTCACCGTAAGTGGATTGTTCGTGGAGAACTCGAAAAGCCTGACAGAGCCAAGTTTGGTCTGCCAGAGGAACGTGCTCCACAAATGAACGATATCTTTGGGCTAATCAAGTCCGAAGTCGAACGTTGGAATCTTTCACAGTTTCCATTGAACGAGGAAGAACGGGATGAACTCAAGTCAACAATCTGGGAACTCATTTACAATGTTTCGCAGGTGGACGTTAATGAAGGTAATTGGCCAAAGGTTTACGAGGCCGGTGTAATCGAACGTCTTGCCAAGGAATATAACTTGAAGGAAGAAGTTGTTGATGTCTTACAGAGAGAAAGACTGTATAAGAAGGAATTGGAGTCTTATCAGT